CTTTGTGTAGTGGCTTGAGTTGTTTCATTAAAGTTTGCACCCGGATTGTTTCTTGACTTCATAGTAAAGGCTACATCAGGATTGACACTGGTAGATCCATTAAATGTAATGTCAGGTATAACTTGTTTTAAAAAAACAAACTTATCACCGTCTCCTATGTCAATCGCAGAAGATTCTATAAACGATGTCATAGCAGAGCCATCATCATCAAAACCTACTTCATGGTTATATAGATACTGATTGCCTGTCGCTTGAGGCAAATTTCTTATACCTCTGTCAATCCACGCATCTCTTGCTAGTGTCCCATAATACCAAACTTTTTCTAAATAATTGTAAGCAACATACTTATCTATCTGCGTGCCCGCCGATGATGGATAAAACCATAAGAGCTCACTAAACTCTGAATTAACCCCTACATGTACTTTGTCACGCTCTGCAAAATTAAAGTCTAGAAACACCTTATCTTTTACAGTGCAGGGCAGTTGTATTGTCTGGCCACCAGAGTAAACATAGAATGTATCAACACCCATCCAAAAAACTGCATCTTCTACAGCTATAGCCGAAAAAGGGCTCATAATAGTGATGTTTTTTGATAATTCTTGTAAACCAAACGTAAATGGTGGACCTATAAACTTCATAGCGTGTAGTGTTTTATTAGTGAAGACGAGTATCTGCTGTTTTGTTTCAACAGCTTGTACGAAGGTAGATCCACCACCTAACCTTAAATCACCTGCTGTATTTGTAGCAGTTGGGAAGAAATCCACTGGGTTTTCTTGTGAGGAGAAACGTATCAACAATGGATCTTGTATTCCATTTCCTATTGTAGCCGAAGACGTTGCACCTAATCCGTCACAACCAAAGACGATAACATGCCGGTCTTGGTCTGATACAAGCACTTGTTTAGCTACTGTTGGCACACTTGTTTCTCCAGAATATGTGCTTGTTGCGCTAAGTTCTACTGCTCTGTTGCCTAAACCATTTGTTTTATCCCAGTAAAATAAACCACCGTCTCTTGGGTTTATAATAATATCCTCACCAAAATTATCATGTGACCATAATCTAATTTGTGCTCCGGGGGTCGTGACACTTGCTGCATTACCCCATCCAACAAAATCATTAGCAGAGTCTGCGTTACCAGTCGCTAATCTTACAAGAGTATTGTCTGCGTGTGTGGCTGCATCTGTACCACTTGCACCTCTGGTTGATGGACCTCCACCCGTGCCTAAAGTGTTAGTGCTTATCGTGCCAACCGTAATCAGTTCTTCTTCTATTAGTATCAGATCACCGGCTGTGATCCCTGTTGCACTGTCTACATCTATTGCAGTTTCACTTGCGTCTAAGGCTTCATTAAGTTGTGTTGCCAAAGCACCAGAGGTTGTACCACTCCACTGACCTGCACCCCAACCAGTTCCACCGACTGTTACATCTAAACCAACATTCAATTGATATGCACCCACAACACTAGATCCACCATTACCAGTATCAGATGAATTAGCTGCCACGCTTGACGTAATCTCATAAGCATTAGAGCTTATTAATTTTGTTATCTGAAACTCTGCGTTAAGTATCGTAGCTGTGATCGTGCCACCTAAAGTTGCCGCACCAGAGAATGTTACAAAGTCTTTTTCATTTGCACCATGTGCTGGATCGGTAACAGTTATAGTTGTTGATCCATTTGTAGCGGCAAAAGTTATATCACCTGCACCTGTAGTGCTTCTTATGGGTGTAATATCGTTAAAGGTCTGACCCTCTTCTACGTAGTATTTAAGATGTGTGCCAATACCCATGAAGTCAGAACCATCAAGAGCCACCCAGTTGTGTAGTCTTCTGGCACTACCTAGATACTGATTAGGACTGTATTTCTCCCAACCACCAAACTTTTCTGGAAATCCAAACCTAAACCTTACTTTGTCACCATCAACAAAACCACCTTCGTTACTGTAAGACGTAATGTCAGATATTATTCCGGGCCTAAATTTTAAAGCTGTCATAGGCATTATGCTGTACCTCCAGTCAAAGATCCACTACCACTTGATGTTACATTACTTACACCTTGTATTGATTTACCAGAAGCTCCACCAGCACTACCACTTGATCCATTTGTTGGTGCAGTGGCTGGAAAACTTACTGATGATCCACTACCATTACTGCCTGTTGATCCAGTTGACCCAGCAGCACCAAATGCTCCACCAGCACCGCCTGTTCCACCAGCACCAGCGTTATTAGATCCTGATCCGCCACTTGAACCAGATGTAGCAGATTGGTTGTAACCTTGCCCGACACCACCTGATCCTCCAGACCCACCCTCTTGTGTTGCACTAGGTTGTCCAGTAACAGAAACACTTAATGAATTATAGTAAAAGTTTGGCGAATTTGTTCCTTGATGTGCAGTTGAACCAAAAGCAGTAAAATATGTTGTAGTCCCTGCGGTAATACCCACCGTGCCGCTATTAGATATGATTGTACCAGAGCTTGAGGTACTTGTGCTTACTGACACTTGTGGTGTTCCATAGCCACTTCCATATAGAGAGCTAATACTAACTGTGAGATTATAGACACCAGTTGTATCAGTTTGTGCAGAAAAATAAATAGGACCTCTGTTCGCACAATTACCAGAAAGACCTGTTCCTGCACCACCTAAAGAATTTAAATCAAACTGTGATGGATTAATACCTCTGCTAAATTGCGCTCCAATACCACCCCATAGTCTGTCACCTACAACGCCAACTCCATCTAAATTGTTTCCAGAACCACCATAAGTAGTAAACCAACTTGGAGAATTGTTTTGTGGTGTTGATGATCCACCACCACCTTGATCCACTAAACTTGAAAATGTTGCGTTAGCTGTGTAGACACCTTTACCACCAGCGCCTCCTGCACCACCACCGCCACCACCTGCTTTGATTGTACCGTTATTTACTAGTGTGACTGCAACACTACCATTTACTTGTAATGCATTACCTCCAGTGCCGCCATTAGCTGCGCCGCCTGCACCTTCAATGCTACCATTATTTGTAATGGTTATAGAACCAGCACCATTATTTTCTAATTCTAAAGCAGGATGATTAACACTAGTTGATCCAACTGTTTGAGATGAGTTTATGACTATTTGTTTTGGGTAATTTACTGCATAGTCATCACCAAAAATAAGAACTCCAGTTTGATTTGTTGCAGTTGCAGAATATGTTTTTCTAAAGGCTCTAGTCTGTCCATAAAAATCATTTATTGATAACGGACTGCTATTTGCACTTGTTGGCACATCTGCCGATAAATTTGTAGCTGTATTGTTAGAAGCATTTGCTCTAACAAGAGAGCCTCCTCTGTAGTAATCGTTTAACAAAATAGGGGCAGACGAGCCATTGTTATACTCATCCCTTATATCTGATAATGATATTGCACCACTAGATTGTAATGTCATTATAAACTTGTTCCAAACGCTGTTACATTATTAGCTGATGTTACTGCACCATTAGATCCTAATTTAAATACTGTTGTACCATTATATTTAAATAATAACTCGTTATCGCCAGTATCTAAAGATATTGCCCATTTACTAGACCCAAATAATATTGCGTTGCCATTGGTGTCCAAATCTCCTCCAAGCTGGGGAGTCGGGTCTGCAACTAAATCTGTTGGAGCAATGGATGTAACATTGGCATTTGCACCCGTGCCATCTGCGAATAGTATTGCTGTTAGTCCAGTAGCAACCGCAACTGTGCTACCACTGCCACCACCTTGTTTTACTGTAGCAGTTTGACCACTACTATTTTGAATAAAATACCATTTCTGCTGATCGTTAGGATCTATTGTTAAATTAAACGCTCCTGATGGAGATCCTGCTAATATTATAATTTTAAACTGACCATTTGATAATGTACCGTCACTTGTTGTAAGTGTTGTATTACCTGTTATTGTTAATGTAACGGCTCCATTCAAAGCTCTGTCTATTATATCAAGGTTATTATTTGTGGTATTACCCCAAGTACCAGCCTGCTCTCCAGAGCCTATTTTTTCTATTCCAGTATTTGATGTATATGTACTTGCCATTTTTACCTCACTGTATTTCTGTCCAAGTTTCTGTGCCTGATGGCGTTATCTCTGTCCAAGTCTCTGCACCACTTGGTGTAATCTCTGTATATGTTTCAGTTGTAGCATCTGTCACAACGTCTACAAACATTATATCTCCTGATGCTGTTTTTGTAAAATTTAAATCTGCTGATGCTGATGTTATACGAATAACTGTAGGATCTGTTGTTTGTGTAAACTCTGTAGTAAAAGTTGCATCTACAAAGTTAACAATTTTTATATCTTCTGTAGTCTGAGCAAAATCAAAACTTAAATCTGCATTAGCACTGCCAGTTA